CTCCCGTTAACCAGCCGTATGGTGAGTTCTGTTTCATTGTGTTTTTCAATCCAGTTCAATGACTGTAATTTTGCTTTTAATTTCTTCCAAACAATCTGTTTAGCCATCTTGTAAGAAGGTGCCACATACCATACATCTCTATTGGGCACACGACTGTGATAGCATAATTCTCTAATAGCCAAGTGTGTCTTACCAAAACGTCTACCAGCCACTACTACACGAAAACGTGAAGCAGAGTCTGTGATAGTTTGTTGTGCTAAACTTAATGGCATTAACTACCCCAACCCTTATAGATTGCCAATAAGATAATACCAACCATTAACAAACACACAGTGGGAAACCAAATCATTCGTCGTCTGTCCAAGGTAATGGCTTGCGATCGTCTGTGCTTTGAGGCTGATCCTGATAGCCCAAAATATTTTTCGCTAAAAATATCAGCACAGCGGCATTACCACTGTGTGCTGTGCGTAGCATTGCTCTACGCAGACTAATCTTAAGTTCTTCTCTGCCTTTTATAAGATTATCCGCAAAGTTATAGCGTAGAGTGTCTTCTTTGATGCCATAAAAGTTGGCAATGTCTCTGTCTGAACAGCCCAGTTCTGCTAATTCTTGAACTTTATCTGGTGGCACTACAGTCTTGTCACGACCCACAGGTAAACCCGTGATTGTACCTTCTACCAATTCTTTGGGTTTAGGTCCTGTCTTTAGGGGCTGTAATGTAGCCTCAGCCTCTACAATTTTTCCTATAGAGGTGGCAGCGTCTTGGTTATCTATGTCCATACATTATTTATTGGACATAGAAAAAAGCCCCTTATTATTGGGGCTTTACAGTTTATTTGATGTAAAAATATCTGTCAGGTTGTGAGTTTATTCTATATCTTACGGCAGTAGATGTTATTTTATAAAATTCTGCTGCTTCATTGACATTGGTAAAAATACCATCGGGTGTTTGAACAGATTTAGCACCAAGTTCTTGTTTAACATCTCCTAACCATTTAAATCCTAAAGGCTTTAACCCTTTGAATTTTACACCCTTTGCTTCAAGATGAGGTTTAAACCATTCTTTGACGTTTTGTCCTTTGATAAAATTTTTGATACTTCCAGTGGCAACTCCGTAGAAATCTGCGGCATCCTTTAATTTATTGAAAACGCCTGATGGTGTTTGAATCTGGCGACTACGTCCAGACTCTCTGCCTGTTAATGACTTACGCATTTTTTCAATAGATTCTTGTTTTGGTTTTCTTCCCAGTCTGGCTTCACTTATTTTTTTATTTCCATCTATAGGTTTAATTTGTCCTTTTAACTTTTCAGATAATTTTTTCTTACTTTCTTTACTTTGTTTTTTACCTAACATACCACGAGGATTTACATAATCAGGACTGTTTACGTGTTCTTGACAACCTTTTTTATGTGCTTGTTGCCATTGCTGAGATTTTACTTTGTCTTTTTGAAAATTAGGATTGGCTTGATAAAAATCTTTTATAGATTCAGACAGTTTTTTTACATATTCAGGATCTTGAAGTCTTTGATTATTCTTTTCATACCAACCGGATTGATTTCTTTTAGCAATGGCTGTTTGACGTATCATTGCGGTATTATCAGGTAGTTCAACTCCGTCAAATACTTGATCTAACAATTTAGGATTAATTTTAGACATGTTAAACTTTTCTTAAGAACGTAGTGGACCAAATTTCTTCTGCGTTAGCAGGATCATTAATCATATATTCAGCCATTTCTTCCACAGTTCTATAACTGGTGTTACGCATTGTTTCCCATTTAGTCCACATCCAATCAGCCAGTTGAGTCTTTTGTTCATCAGTTAAGTGATAATTCGAAAATGGTTGACTTTTAGTAAGAACATGCGCTAACCATCCCCAAGATACTTTCCATTCAAAATCTAATCTTTTGTATTTTACACGATCCACAATGGCTTCTACAGCACCATAGACTTTGGGACCAAACTGTTTTTTATCTTCACAGTTACGATTACAAATAATATAAAATCTAACTTGATCCATGGGGATTTGTATGCCTACACTACCTGGCACAGTGAATGCGTCAATGGCTTCTACTAAATCTCTGCGTCCAGATTTTTCATATTGATTACGCTGAGTTGTAAAGTTAATTTCCTGTGCGTAGAAAGGATCATCTTTAGCCATGGCAAATTTAAATTTGTTAGCAGTTTGATAATCACGAAATACCACATCATCAGCATCATCTAACAGAACAACAAGTTCATCTGAAGGACCAAGTTTGTTAACTGAATAGGCTAATTTAAGCGCCATTGCGCTGTCACTGGCTCCTGCGCCAAATTGAATATAATTTACATTAGCCTGCTGAATTTCATCCATTGTAGAATAACTTTTACCAATACCTGGAGGTCCACTGATAATAGTATGTCGCTTACTTTGAACTTTGCTGGGTGTAATGCCCAACATTGTGCGAATATGATTACGCAACATCAGGTCCTGATTTGCGCCTTCAGACATGTAATTTTTTTGGGTAGTTGTAAATGCCATTTTACACCTGTCAGTGTGTTGTTGATAAGCAGTTAGTATAACTGACAAACCAAATTGGGTCAATCTTTTTGGTTATTCTTAATTGTGTCAAGTTCTCGTTGTAATCGTTGTAATTCTTTGCGAGTACGCATCAACAAGTCTACCAGATTGTTGTGCTGTTGTAGCAGTTCACTCAGCAGTTTGTCTAAATGATTGTGACTGCGAGCCAACTCCTGTGTGTTGTTAAATGAAGTTTGACTCAGTCTCTGACATTGTACCAATGCGTCTAACGGATCAAAGTCATGAAATTTGCTCATATTAGAATCCTATTTGAAAGCGGATCTGATGACACCCTTCAAATGCCTGACCCATAACATTAGATATGTTTTGTATAGAATCCATTTGCTTGTTGCTGAGATCTCGCTGTGAACCAAATACCAAATTGTTCACCGTGCCGCCAACAAAACTTTGTGGGCTGTTAGGACCATGTTGTCCTCGAGGTAGTGTCTGTGTTCTTTTAGTCCACCAATGTTTGACAAAATATTCTGCGTCTTCATCTCTACGTTGTTGAATTTCTGATCCATGTGCTAACCAGCGGATTAATTCTGTTTGTAGCCATGCCATGTCTTCTGGATCAATTTCTCTATACTCAGTTTTTGCCTGAGTAGTTTTAGGCATGTATTTGATTGTTTTAAATTCGTTTGCCATTTTGTAGTCTTCCTTCGCCAAGTTTTCTTTTAGGTTTTCCTGATTGTAGTTGACAGTTTCTTTTTAGATGTGTTCTACGCAGTTCTATATAACAGTTGTCCTTGTTCCATGGCTGACTGCTGTCTCGGCGTGTCATTAGTAAGTCATCACTGCCCCTACCGCGCTGATACCATGAACCGTCTTGATTCCATAAGAACTCATACTGTTCAAAAGTCAATTCCCAACTTTCCTTGCGGAAATTAGCCTGTGCCTTGGCTTTGAGCCAACAAATATATTGTTCGTGACGTAAAGGATCAGGGCCGGAAATCCAAACATGAGGACGTGGTCCTAACCTTTTGCCTTTGTTTTTATAAGTTGCGGGCCTTGGCTTGTAGGGCACTTTGCGTTCAGGATAATTTTCTCTTGCTGCCATATGTATTATTTATTGTAATTGGCAAAATAGTGTTATTTACGGATATATCCTATAGGCTCACCTCGGGTAGAATAAATCACAGTTCTACCTGAACTGGCTCCACACCATGAAGGTGCTTGATAGCCTGGAGCACGACCCAGTTCTGCTCTTGTTTGACAGGGATCATTTCTATCATACATTGAGGCTATCGTCGAGCAGGCTGACATCATCAGCGACATCATCACTATCACTATCACTTTCATAAACTGTGATTCCTTTTTGATTTTTAGTAGTTTTAATACCCATAGCAGCCAATTGATTAGCCATCATTTGTTCATCTGTAAATCTATCGGACATGCCTTCTGGAGTGACATCCAATATTGTCATTGTGGGATTCATTAACAGTAAATTCTTAACCTGCGAGAGAGCCACAAAGTCATGCCATTGTATGTCTGAACTTACTGGCAATTGAAGAGTGTGCTCACTCATAATGCCTTCACTGTTTATCAATGTTATAATATATTTCATAGTGTTAGTATAAATGCTTTTGACATGAAAGTCAATTACTTTGGTTGGTATGCCAAAAGCCAAAATGTTACTCGTTCATCTGGGCCTTGTATTTTTATGCCTACTTGTACCATTTGGCTGTTAAAGTCGTAGGCTCCCGTTAATAAAGTCAATGAGCAATCAAGTTCTATTGCTCGTTGAACAGCACTTTCACCTATGAGGTGTTTTATCATTTCGTCTTTTTGATTGTCAAATGTACTGAGTAAATCAAAAGGCAAATATCGAGCATAAAAGATGTGTGTCATTTTTGTTTCTCCTTAAAGGACTAACCAGTTAGTCCTAATCACTGCGTTCTGTTTTCACTTCACTGCGTTCTGTTCAAACTTCACTTGTGATTTGTTTTTCTTTCAAACTTATCTTATAAGAATTATTAAGAACTTTCTGTAGATTGTTTAGTCAGACGGAACCTCTTTTATGGTTCCGTCCTCTTTCTGTGAGTTATCTCAGCCAAGACATGTTGGAAGTAGGTCTTTATTCACTGTATGCTAATGGACTCTGTGCTTTTCCATTCCTACCACGACATCAACTAAAGTATAGGTTATACTGTAGTCTACCCCACGCCTCGTTCCTTGTGCTGTGGGTTTTTATAGCCAGTGTTTTCGTATGCTAACATTCATACTATATCAATGCGTTGGTTATCTTTGTTTTCAACCTCTGACCCACTTCCATTTCTCAGGATAGTCGTTTCCACGACGGGGGTGCCTCAATATGTTACGTGTCCAGGTTTTAGTTGCCTGGTTTTTCCACAGCGGTATTACAAACTGGCCCGCCAACCTTTAGTGTTAGATAATTTTTTGCCTGAGGATTGTAGCCATTGTTTGATGAGTTTGTCTTGTGCCTGAGTTTGTTTTTGGTGATACCAATAGCCCTCTGCGTCTTTGACGGAGGTGCCCTTTTTGGTATTAGCGTATGCCTTGTTTTTATAATTTGCCATATAAGTGCCTGTCTTACACTATTATTTATTAAATCGCAGAAAAAGTCAATAGAAAATGAAGCCAAAACAAAGCCCTCATTGCGAGGGCTTTGCCAACCACGTGGGTTGAGGGAATATCGATGTTAGGTTTGGCAACGGAGATGTGTAAAGATGACAGGCCTCACACGGTTTCATCAACGGCAATCGATGAAAGAACAAAAACCCCCTAACACCTATCCAGGCAAGTATGGCAAACTCTCCTGGACGTAATTATTTATTTCTTATGCTGTAATAGCGGTGAAAAAAGACATTTACAATGTTATTTGGTATGGAGAACTCACCTGTTTCTGGATGCTGATTCATTTTACAATGACTACAACTTACACGCCAATGATTTTGAGGAAAAGAAGACAGTTTACGCTGTACACTTCTATCAGATACAGACTCTTTGCCGCAGTCTTCACAGTCTTTGACAATGGGATACATCCTAACAATTTCATATGTTAGAGTGGGGTTGTTGTCTTTGCTTACGATAAATTCTTTGCCATTGCGCCAAACAGGTTCTGGATCATCAGGCATTCTAATGGCAGGGCCACCAGGTGTTTTAACCTGTTTGAGTTGTGCTAATTCTTTCAGTTTTTTGACAAATAATTCGTTATCCATACCATACTTATTGGTATGATTTAGACTCCAAATACAAATTTGGCAATGACACCTATGGCACAAACAATGCCAATGGTGTACCAACGCCAATTTTCCAATGCCTTTAATCTCGAATCATGCTCTTTGTGAACAGTTTTTTCTTCTTCTCTGAGACCTTTAACTTCATCAAGAATTAGTTCACGAGTTTTGTGTAAGCAGGCATGAACTTCCTTTATATCTGCCCTAACATCGTCTAACTTGGTGTTAATTGCTTCTACTTTTGTTTCCAATACAGCCACACGGCTGTTTACTGATTCTCTTGTCATAGTTAATCCTTATGCTATTTTAGTAATCAACATTTGTGGAACATTGTTAACAGCAGTATTACCTGTGTTTGGACATTCCCATCTATAGATTCTACTGGCAGTGATAGTGTCAATGTAACTATACCCACCAAACATGCCACTGGTGCCATTTGTTGTGAATGATTTTAACACGGCACTACCAGTTTGATTATACAATCTCCAAGTATTAGGATCTGACATAGTATGAGATGTAATCCATTGAATAAGATAAGTTCCAGCATTGCTGATGGTAAATGTTCCGTTACTGCCCACAGTGACTAAATTATTAGCATCATAGTCTTCTGTAGTCCAGTTGATATACTTTGTGGTGCTAAAAAATGTAGTAGCACCAGTGATTAGAGCATATTGTGCTCCGCCGCCACTTGGTGTAGTCCATGCGGCTGTGCCAGCACTGGATAGTGTCAATACCTGTCCAGTTGTGCCAGTTGCTGATGGAAATGTAGTTCCACCAATAACAGCACTACCTGTAATAGTGGGGGCGGCACTTAACACAGCACTACCAGTACCTGTTACACCAGTAAATTCTGTGTAACCATAGGTCCAGTTGGCTGGTAAGTTACCTCCGTTGTTGTTAACCCAGAAACGTGCTGCCATACCTGTGGGTACTGTGGCAATGGCAGCAGCGGCTGATGTGTTTACTGTTACAGTGGTACCGCTGGTATTGTAGATAACAAACCCGTGTCCAAGGTTCATTGAGGTAGCCGCTGGCATAGTTACTACTACGTTGGTTCCACCATAGACGTGTTGAATATAAGTGCTGGCAGTAGTCAATGATGTATTGACGTTGATACCAGTGTAACTACTGTTTAACGTATTCCAAATGCCAATTGCTGATGTAGCACCAGTACCGCCATTGGCTACTGGTAGTGTGCCTGTGACAGCAGAAGCAAGATTTAACTGACTCCAACTTGCTTGGTTGCTACCGTTTGTGGTTAAAGCATAGCCGTTGGTTCCGCCTGTGACGGGCCAGTTAATGCCATCAAGCACCACAATGCCAGTGCCGTTAGGAGTTATACTAATGTTTCCATTTACACCCTGATTAATTACAATGCTACCTGAGTTGGTACCATTGTTAGTGTTCAATGTCAAGTTGCCAGTGCCATTGGTTGTTAATGTATAAGCAGAGTTAGTAGCACCAAAAGCAGCAACACCTCCACCTATTGTAACAGCATTGTTAGTAGTGGTAAATCCATCTGTAGAATACTGAAAGGTAAAATTAGGGTTAGTTCCTGTGCCTTGATAGCGTCCGATTAATCTACCAAAGTTTCTGTTGGTATTAGTATTGTCGCGTACTGAAAAACCTACAACCGCAGGCTCATCAGTCATTGACGCCAAGGCAATGTCTGTTCTATGTTTTTGTGCGTTGAGGCTGACGTTGGCTATACTGTTGCTGGCAATGGCAGTATGTCGTCCAGTGATAGGACTTGAACCTGCTGTTGAAGTAATTGTGCCAACATGTAAACCTGTTACTGAAACTACTCCAGTGCCGTTCGGTGCTATGGTAATATTACCGTTGGCACCATTGGTAATGGCAATTGATCCAGAACTTGTGCCACTGTTGGTATTAAGTGTTAAATCACCTGTGCCGTTTGTGGTAATAGTTGCGGCAGCGTTAGTGTCACCGACTCTCACAGTATCGGCATTAAGTAGAATATCGCCGGTGCCATCGGGTTGAATGGTAATATTGCCATTGGCTGTGCTGGGAATTATAATACTACCAGCACTTGGGGTTGTACCGTCAGCAGCCAAATGTCCACGTAAAAATAATGATGCCCCAGCAGTGGCTGAGCCAATACTTGATCCTATAAAACGATGTCCTTCTGTGCCATTGCTACCGCTTAATAATTCAATCTGACTAAAGGTAGTTGAACCATCACCTGTTTTGATGTTAACTTTAGATGTGCTGGCTGTAGTGCCAGGTGTTGTCAATGACAATGTAGACGCATCAGAAGTGGCTGTTTGAATTGTCACAGTATTTTCATTGATGTTTACTGTGTCAGTGGTTAAAACTATATCACCTGTACCATTAGGAGCAATAGTGATATTGCCATTAGTATTGGTAGATATGATGCTACTACCATTGATGTTGATGTTGTCAACTTGTAGTTCTGGTACAGAAGTTTTCTTGTTGGTATTCCATGAGTCATCTGCTGACGCATAGGTAATAGTTGCGGCTGTGGTAGGACCTTCTAATGTAATACCTCCACCATCAGCAGCGGCTGCGTTGGCAGCACCTTTGGCTATGGTAATGTTGATGTCATCTACATCCAGTGTGGTTGAGTTTACAGTTGTGGTTGTGCCATCAATTTGTAAATCACCTGAAATAACAACCTTGCCTGTGCCATTAGGCGCCAGTGTAATGTTACCATTACTGGTAGACACAATGCTATTGCCGTTGACATCAAGATTGCCGCCAAGTTGTGGTGTTGTATCTTCTACAACATTGTCAATGCCTCCGCCAGCACCTTCACTGATGCTGACATAGGTGCCATTTGACTTTTTAAAGTGTAGGGTACCATCGGTTATGTTTAAACCAATTTGTCCCTCTACAGTATCACCTGATTGCCAAGTGTAGCCTGTAGTTGTTGTTCGTTTATGTCTGATTGCCATAGAGATATCCTCATTAAATGTATTAGGCAGGGGGCATTTCACCCCCTTTGTTTTTTACTTATTAGAATGTACCGTCGTCAATGTGTTGACTGAACTCTAATGCTGAGGCACCTGAGTTAACTTTGACATAGTAACCACCAGCACCGCTGTAACTTGCTGGAACATCACTTAAACCAGTGAATTGTGTAACACCAGCAGTTTGAGCAGTCCAACTTAAATTGCCACTACCGTCTGTCTTAAGCACATAGTTGGCAGAGCCATCTGCTGTGGGCCAACTTAAACCATCAAGAACAATCTTACCAGTGCCATTTGGTGTAATAGAAATGTTAGCATTAGCACCATCAGCGATTGTGATTGTACCTGAATCTGTGTTAAAGTTAGTGCTTAACACCAAATCCTGTGTGCCCACAGTGGTAACATTTTGTGCGTTTGAATTGGTACCATCACCTAATCCAACAAAATCAGCAGCCACTGTGAGGAATCTTGTGCTATTGGTAAAGTTATTGCCGCTGCCTTCAAAGGCAATTGAGTGCCCACCGTCTGTGGCATATTCACCACCTACACGAGCAAAGAATGCCTGTGTAGCAGTTGAATCGCGCATACTGAATGCCAAAGCAGCCATGTGTCCGTCCATGTTGCTTAATGTATCAGCAGTATAGTTACGCTGTACGCTTAATGCGTTAGAACTTGTGCCAGAACTGGCTGTTCTACGAGCCACAGTCATTGATGTACCGTCTTTGTTAAGAACAATAACACCTGAACCATTTGGAGCAATTACAATGTTGCCGTTGCTGGCAGAAGTAATGTCTTTGCCATTAACATCTAAATTACCACCAAGTTGTGGAGTAGTATCATCAACAACATCCATCAAACCTTGAGTGATTGTAGAAGCAATTACACCATCAGTGATAGTGATACCTGTACCTGCTGAGAAAGCAGCACGATAGTCACTGGTACCTGGACCAGTGTAGGTGATAACACCAGTAGTGTTATTGTAACTTAATGAACCATCACCACCTGAGTCAGTAACTGAAATGGCACTACGAGCATTTGAATCAGCATACTGTGTGATTGTTGTAGCAACTACGCCATTGGTAATTGTAATGCCTGTGCCAGCACTAAAGGCAGCACGGTAATCTGTAGCACCTGGACCTGTGTAGGTAAACACACCAGTGCTGGAGTTGTAACTGAATGAACCATCGCCACCAGCATCTGTAGCACTTACAGCGGCTCTTGCCGCAGAGTCAGTGTACTGTGTGATTGTAGAAGCAACAACACCATCAGTGATTGAAATGCCTGTGCCTGCTGAAAAATGTGCGCGAACTTCACTGGCACTTGGACCTGTATAGGTTAGTACACCAGTTGAGTTGTTGTAACTTAATGATCCATCACCACCACTATCTGTTACAGAGATTGCGGCACGAGCACGAGCATCTGTGTAGTAAAGATTGGTTGAACCTTCTGTGACAGCATCTGTGCTGCCAGGACTTGCGGAGATTTCAACATAGGTTGAACCACTCCAACGATATGTTTTGTTAGTATCTTGAGCCACATAGATGATGCCTGATGCGCCTGTGGCTGGGAAACCAGCAAGGTTAGCATATTCTAATACGTCATCAACATAACTTGGTAACTGTGTTGAAGGAACTTTGCCAGCGCCATCTAATGAGGCATAACCGTTGGCTTGTCCTTTGTTAGCAGTTGATTCTGCGTTGGTAACATCGCCTACGGCAAGAGTAACCGCACCAGTCTTACCAGCCACGGAGGTAACTGTGTTAACCTGTGCTCCTGCTTCAATACCATTGAGTTTGTCAATGTATTTCTTACCAGCGATTGCGCGAACTGTTCCGCCAATCTCACCATAGTATAGTGTACCACCATTGGTTGCGCCCTCTACATAGGCTAACTGTCCTGATTCTAACAGGGCTGGTGCTGTATCTCCTGAACTTCTCTTAATTCTAATAGCCATGTGGGCCTCCTTTTAAAAAAATCCGTCATCATTGATTGGATCCCATCCACCGTTGCGGGCTGTGTAGAACGCACCAGTTACGGGTCTATACCAATGTTGACCTGTTGATTGAACATTGGGCTGACTGTCATTGACGATTGTTGGATCTTGCTTGTCAGCCCATCCAAGGGAGCCAGACCCGTCTGTTTTTAATACTTGCCCAGCAGAGCCATCTGTGTTGGGATAGGCAATATTACCTAATTTAACCTTGCCAGTACCATTGGGTTCTATTTTTATGTCGCCATTGGTAACATTGGTTTTAATTTTGTAACCGTTGGTGTTTAATTCACCACCCAGTGTTGGTGCTGGATCGTCTTGTACAGCATCCATGTAGACGCCAAAGCCCAATGAAGCACCATTGACCCATTGTAGTGTACCTGTGCCATTGGTTTGTAGAACATATCCGCTGACACCATCTGCGTTGGGCCAAGCAAGTCCGTCAAGTATGATTTTGCCTGTGCCATTAGGAGTAATAGCAATATTGGCATTGGCACCTTTGTTGATTACAATGCTGCCTGAGTTGGTACCACTGTTGGTGTTTAATGTAAGATTACCATCACCGTAACTGGTAACAGTACCACCATTGCCAAATGTACCAACTTTGGTTGTTTGTGCTTCTAATCTCACAGAACCTGTGCCATCTGGATTGACAGCAATGTCAGCATTGGCTCCTGGATAGATGTAGTAGGCACCTTGATTAGCACCGCCACCTGAAGGACTTACACGAATACCAGCACCTGTGGAACTGGTTATTTCACCATAGAATCCGCCAGTGTCACCAATAACAACCTGTTGTCCTAAAACTTGTAAATTACCAGTGCCGTTAGGTTCAATGACAACATTGCCATTGACTGTGCTGGTTGTTATTTTACGATTCTGTACATCAAGATCGCCACCAAGTTGTGGTGTTGTATCTTGAACAACGTCTGTGATTATTGTGGCCCAAGTAGTATTGTAGTTGGTGCCATCAACTTTGACTAAAGCCTGTCCTGCTGTGCCGCCTGCGGCTACACCTGGACCAGTGGCACCAGTAGCGCCTGTGGCACCTGTAGCGCCAGTGGCACCTGTGGCACCTTGTGGTCCTGCGGGTCCTGCGGGTCCTGTATCACCCGTAGCACCTTTGGCTTGTCCAGCATTGATAGTGGTGCCGTCGCTTTTTGTCAGTATAAGATTGCCACTACCGTCAATCACAGCATTGGTAACATCAACG